TTTGATGATTCGAAACATCTCAGGCCAGAGATGTCTACTGTCACTGGTTCCTTGTTGCTTGCCTGCGACCGAGAAAGGTTGGCAAGGAAAGCCTCCTGTAATGATGTCGGGGAATTCGATGCTATCTTCTTTGAATTTTTTTTTACTGATTTCTTTAACGTCTTCATATATTTTTATTCCTTTCCAATGTTTATCTAAAATTAATTTACAAAATTTATCGTTGTCACAAAAAGCTACTGTTTTAAAATGTCCTGTAGATTCTAAACCTAAACTAAATCCTCCAATTCCACTAAATAAATCTAACACTTTCATATTTTCTTGTTCTTCCATACTCTTAATATATTTATAAGATCTGATAATCTTACTTGATTTTTTCTATTATTGCAGCCCACACAACAAAAAATTATATTGTCTTTACTGTAGGTTTTAGTTGTATCTAACCTGTCTATTGAAAAGTTAGTTTCAATTCCAGATCGTCTACTCTTCTGTCCTTCTCCTCTAGTTCCTAGACGCCTGACGTAAGTCCAAGGTTGCTGGCAATACTCACACGTTCTTCCGTGGTCTTGAACATACAACATTAATTCATCATAAATATCTTGTTTAGTCATGTCTGGTACCCATTTCTTTCTAGTGCTTTCACGCTTAGCTCTTTGAAAAATACCACCTATCACTTCATTCACATAGCCTCTTTCTGTGTTCATATACTTGTTTTCTGCAAGTGCAATTTTTTCTTTATTTTCAGCACGATACACAGCTTTTCTTTTTTTATCACAAGGTATACAACAGAAATTATAGTTCCCATTTTTACTTAAATAATAATTTTCTAAAGTCATTTCTTTCTTACAAATGTAACATTTTTTTAATTTATCTACAGATGCACCCATAAAAATTTCCACTGCCATCGTTCATTACATGTGCATTAAGTGGATATTCAGCATATGTTGTTAAACTTAATCTCAAAATATCACACAAATCAAAGCAAGTTATACCAACTTGATTTACTAATTCTATACCTTTCATTGTTTCTTTTGTTACGGCAATGAGTTGATACATCCCGTCGTTTAGTATTATTAATTCCATCGCTAAACTCCTTTATAAGTTTATACCAAAGCTCTTTATATTGTGGGTCTTTAGTTTTATTCCACATTAATGCTGCTTTATCTATCTTTGTCAATATGTTCATCATTAGTTCTAGTCCCCCAGGCTATTATTTTTTTTATATTAGGTGCGTGTAGTTCTAACTTAGCATATTTGTGCCAGGCTTTTTTCATTAAATTTAATTCTAATATAAGACTAGACCATTGTTTGGCAGTTATATTTTTACTAGTAATTGTAACTTTTTTCATTAGTGTAACTTCCTTTCTATGAATGGTTTCATTTCGTTTGATCTTTGTAAAATATGTTGTTGCATATTTGCATACTCTTTTTTAGTTAAAAGAGTTTTATATATTTGAAAACCTAAAGCTGTTAGAGCTCCTGCAATTAATGTAGCATCGTGTTTATCTAATAACTTGGTTATTTGTTTTACAATTTCGTCAATAATTTGTTGTTCTGTGGTCATGAATAATCCCTTTCTATTATCATTTCTAAAAAATGTATGGCTTTAAGTATATCTTCTTTTCCGTTTTTGTCACGGTGTCTTACAATATATTTTATAGCACAGCCTTCAGGATATAATATTTCATTTTCTACTACAAATTTGCTAGGTTGTATTTTATACTTTTGATAATGAGATCCTCCGTGCTGCTTATCCCAAACAGCTTCTCCATCAGAATCTAATTGTTGTTTTAAAGTATCTATGTGTTCTTTTATGTCTTCTTGTATTGTCATTTTTTTCCTTTCATTATTTGTTTTAATACGGTTGTCGTAGGATTAAAATCTAAATCTCTACTGCAACCTGTGAATGCCATCAGCATCAACAATAATATTATCAACTTTATCTGCATCCAATTCTCCTTGACTATCACACACTCCACATTGAGCTGTAATTTCTTCTCTAGCTAATCGATAAGGGATTCTAATATAACCATTTCCCTTACAGGTTGGGCAAATAACCTTATTCTTTTTTTCCTTGTCCATTGGTTTTACCTTTCATTACTTTCTTCATTTCTTTGTCTACTAAATATTCTATAGTTTTTGATAGCGATAATTGTACATCAAATATTTCTTTACTCAGTAATCCTACATCAGTATAAGTTTTCTTAGATAAGGATACATTTTTAAATTTAGTTGTATCTGTCATATTTCTCCTTGTTGTATTTTATGGGAGTATATGTATTAAAGAATTTAAGTCAAGGGATAAATGAAAATACTTTTAACATTAATTATGTGTAGCTACACAGCCAGTACGTGTTTGCAGCCATATGAATGGCCTGAGAGATATCCCGATATGTATCATTGTATGATTGCAGGCTATGAAGAATCAAAAAGAAAAATGGAAGAAATTGGTAAAGAAGAAGTCAATAAACATCAGATATATATTAGATTTACTTGTACGAGTTCAGAAGACATTTGACATAACTCTTGCTGTGATATATATGTCACAGTAATTCACACCTTTTTTCTTTCTGCCTTTAATTCTTTTAAAGGCAGGAAGTTATCTTCCTTGCCGATTGTATTTTTTAAAACTTCTTTTTTCACTTTTGGATAAATTTTTTTTGTGACGTCTAGGCCTTTTCGGTGGCTTATCTCTAGGTACAAAATGAGTAAACTTAACTCGTGCCATCTTCGTCTAACCATTCTCTTACATAGGGTTTACCATTTTTAGGAGATGTTATAACCGGCAAATAAGTTATTTTGCCATTAACATGTTGTTCTAAATCTGAACCACAGCTCATACATCTAAAAAAATCTCTTTCAATACTTACTAATACTGTAAATAAATCACAAGTAGGACATTTACCATTTACTATTTCAGCTTGTAATCTAAAATTTTTAGGCATAACCTTTTGATTGCAAACATACAGGACACGATTTTTTAAATTTAATATGTCGTGTACATTTTAAAATTGGTATTTCAGGTTCTGGTACATCTTCATACAAAGCAATATGAGGATCCTTTTGTGGTTTTGGAGTAAATAAATTTTTAAAAAATTTAATAAACATCTTTTATTTCCTTCCAAGGCGTGTCAATAATTTTAGAATTATCTAAATGCCTTTGTTTAATTTTGTTTAATGGTTTAACCTCAATCTCAGTAGTGTCTGGCTGCGTGTCGAGTGCTACTTGACCAATAAAAAATGAACTATCAGTATTATTGTTTTTAACTGGTTTAGGTACTAATACTTCAGATGTTATGTCTCTTGGTTTTGCCATTTTTTTCTATCGTATATCTTTTTATTCTTTATCACTTTTTGTTTAAAATGTCTAAGTTGTCTTGCCACAGGATTCCTGCGTTTATTAGACTTTTTCATTACTTAATTATTCTTATAATTCTTTTTCTATCCTGGTAGACCTCTGTTTCTGCTTCTACCTTTTTACATTTAAAGACTACTCGCTCTGGATTTACTTCTTGTTTTGCTACACGCTTTGAATAAAGGCAAGATTTTAAAGAATCTTTATAAACGTGTTCTATCATTTTTCCGTTTAATTCTAATATCAATGCAAATACAATCTCTATCATTGATGCCCATTCCCGTTTCTAATTAATTTTTCTACATCCTCTGTAAGTTTTTTTGTTCTTTCTTGTAAAAATTCTATATTAACTGCGTTGTTTCTCATACTCTTAACTTCTACTTCAAGCTCATCTAATAATCCTGCGATATGTTCCACCAACATAAAAAGTTCCGCCTCTCCACTTGATTGACCTAACTCACCTCTTGGATATTTTATTCTAAACTCTGTGTTATGAGATAAATCTTTTTCAAACAATTCTAATTTGGTGCTGTGCTGGTTAAGCTTTTCATTGATACCAAAATATGCCCAGGTTCCAATTGCAACGAGCGCTATCAAAGACGCAACCGTTTTCATCGGCATTTGCACTTTTGCTTCCTCAGAAATTGTAAGCGGTTTATTTGCCATTCTTTTTTTTCTTACATTTACATCTAGGGGCAAACAACTTATTTAGTTGTTCTGATATCCAATCTATTCCACCAAAAAATTTTAATAAAAATCTATCAATCATTCAATCTCATTTCACTCTGCCTCTTTTGGTTTAGGTAACGGTAAAATTATTTTATCATCATTAATATTTTTAGGCATTAATAATTGACTATCACCCATCAAATTAATATCAGGATTTTCTTTTTTGTAGTCATCTTTAAGATCATCCCAATAACTACCATCAGGCTTTTTATTTTCAGGTATGATTATACCAGAACATTTTGCTACTAGCAATGCAAAGCTAGGGTTACGTTGTAATGTAGGGTTATTATTGACTTTTCCACACATTTTCATAAGCTCTAATTGTTGTTTGAGCTTCATATTTTCTTGTTGTACTTCTTTAAATTCGTCAGTGCAGGCTGAACCTAAATATTTCCGATAAGTAAACTCAATCCTCCTATTATCGTCATAGTCATTATAATTATTCCCAGGAGAAGAATGTTCATAGGATCCATCACGGTCTTCTTGAGATACACGTACGTCAAATGACCCAGTAGAACAATTGTTAGGGTAATCATTAAGGTACTCATTTCTCCCCCATGCATTTGGTCCTCCAAAAAGAGCTAACAAAACCATTAATAGTATTAGCATTCCTGTAAAATAATAATTCATCTTGGCAATCTCCATCGTTCATAAATCCTATCTATTTAAATCTTTAATATCATAGTCATGTTCTCTAACTTGATCTGCTAATTGTCTGTATAGATTTTCTGCCATCTGCCATGTTGCTTCGGCAGAAGACAATCTTGTGTTAATATCAGTAATGTTTTTTGAAAGTTGATTTAAATCTCTTTCAAGATTTGTTAACCGCTGTTCATTAGAATTTATAGTATCTGTAAGATTAACAATATAACGGACACCCGTAAATGTTCCAACCACTAGGGATGCAACAATCGGTACCATTACTATATTCTTTTTTAACAGATCTACTAAATTCATTGCGGTCTCGTTTCATATTATATAATGATTGCTATAATTAAAATAACTACAGCAACTGCTATTGCTTTTTTATGTTCTGCCACAAAATGTGGTATATGTTCTTTTAAGTTCATTTTAATGTTCCCCCTTAATGTATTTCACCCCAATTTTTGCCCTTCTCGTAGTCTACCCTGTTAGGTATCTCCAAGTCAACTGCAGATTCCATAATTTCTACAATCTTTTTAGCGTGTGTATCATCTTTGACAGATATATCAAGTTCATCGTGGATTTGAATGTGGGCTACAATGCCTTCTTTATATAACTCTAGCATAGATTTTTTTGTCATATCCGCAGCTGAACCTTGTATTAATTTGTTTAAAGCTTTGTAAGTATAAGCACGCTTGATGCCTGGTCCATGTTCTTGGACAGCTTGATCAAAGGGTAATGCTTTATGCATACCAAAAGTATTAGGTTCCCATAAATGAAAACGACAAAGT